CGCTACAGACTGATACAGTTCAGTTTAGGGACTGGACGCCGTACCACCGGCCAGGGTGGCTGTGACTGTGGAGGCCAGACCGGAAGATGCTGCAGCAACCACAGCCGGCACGCTGATCAGGCTGATCGAGACGTTCACATAGCCGGCGGACAGGTGGTCTTCCTGCGGCTGTGCGGCGTAGCGCCAGTGCGTAGAGGTTGGCACCAGATCGGTGAAGCTGGTGTGGCCGGCCCAGGCTTCAGTGCTGAGCGGAAATGCGATGTAGCCGCCCTGCTGCTCGCGGTAGTGATCGCGCAGCAGCTTGGCCTGTGCTTGCGTCAGCGCAGCGAAGCTCAGCTCAAGGTTGTGGCTGTAGGCGGTGGTGCCATGCCGGAAGCGGACGCTGCCACCACCGAAGCCGCGTTCCTCGGTGACGGGGAAGGTGCCCATGCTGTAGCGGCGCGTGACCGGCTCCAGTGCCGGAAAGGTGGCCATCAGTTCTGCAGCGTGATGGTGCTGCTGCCCAGGCTGAAGGTTGCAGAGCTGCTGCTGACATCACCACCGAAGTCGATGTAGCAGACCAGCTCATCAGCACTACTGGCACCACCGCGTGATTTGTAAATCACAGCAGCCCTGGCGGTGATGGTGCTAGTAGCCCAGTTCACAGCAGCAAAGCTGAGGGTGACGCGATCGTTGGCGGTGGACTTGGTGACTGTGCAGGCGCTGGTTACACCACCGGCTGTGTAGCCGGTGCCGGTTACTTCGTTGGTGACGGCAGATCGCTTCAGGTCGGTGTCCTTGTCTGGCGTATAGGACGAAGTGACCAGCATCACCTTAAAGGTGTCGGTGTCGAAGTCGATGGCACCACGGGCCATGTCATCAACGGCTGAGTTGTAGATCAGGGAAGCCATGATGTACTTGCGTTGAGTTCAGTCTAGGCCGGTGGTGTTGGCCAGGTGATATCAAACGGGTTGGCAGCATCGGCCAGGTCGCGCAGGGCTTGGCGGTAGGCAGCCCAGGCGTCACGATCGGCGCCGAGGTCATAATCGGTGATCTGCGTCCAGTCGCTGGCCTTGAGCAGCTCGATGCGCCGTTCGCGGACCTTGGCGTGCTGTTTTTGCAGTTCATCGAAGCCGTAGGGACGCACCACAAAGGCGCTGCCGTCCCAGCCGATCGTTTCCAGCTTTGGGTTAATGGGGCTCATGGCCATGCGCTGGCACGCTTGGCTGCGAGCTGGTCGCGTAGAGTCCACATTCCGTTTGCGCCCGAAGTCGATACAGATGCGTTTTTGCCGAGTAGCGCGGCGGGGGTGAGCAGGTTCGTGGTGCTACCGCCTGCGCCACCTAAGGTCAAGGTAACTGTGCTGCCGCCGCCCCAGGCGTAGTTCGGTTGATCCCATGCGCCGGTGCCGTTGACGCCAAAGGCAAGGCTTGGCAAAACTAGATTAACGTTTGCCTGCCCCGATGGTGTTTGGTTGAAATTGGCCATGGGTTAGGTGGTGCGGGCCAACATCACAGGAGTGGCGCCCGTGGTGATTGTTGCGTTATTCGCAAATGCCATCACCTCCCAGACCTCAGAGCCAGCGGAAACGGTAATCGTGTCGTAAATGCCTAGCGTGTTAGCCGTATAGAGCATGGTTATGCCGAAGTCACTGCCCATGGTTGTAGTGACCCACTGCGAGTAAGGCAGGCTATGGAATACAGGGCTCGAGTCTGTACTGTATGCGCCGTTAGTGCCATTGAAACCAATGGGCAGGACAATGGCGCTTCGCGTCGTGCTAGCTCCAATATTTGTAATCCAGCTGTTGCTGACATTGCCTAAGCCGCAATACGCATATTCTGCGCCATGACTAAGAGAGGAACTTGTTCCACTGTAGTTTGTCGCCGTAGTTGATCCGTTCAGGGCAGTGCCTCGCCCTAGCTCCCTGCGTAGCGAGGCATAACGGTTAAAACTGACTTGTCCCCACCCGCCGCTAGCCGCAGGCGCTACCTCGTATAACAGGTTCAAGAAGCCTTTGCTGAAGTCAACCCAAGGCTGGAAAGATCCACTACCTTTTACGATGGTAAAGCAGGAATAAGCTGCACCTTGTGAGATTACAAAGAAATTGACATTGCCACTGGTGTACCGGGTTATTCTTACGTCAGTTGTGAAGTTAAAAGTTGCAAGTTGTCGGTGATTGCCTGTAGTGTTTGTTGTTGTTGCAAAATAATCAAGATATTGAGTGCCGGATGGTATGTCAGATCCTGTGCTCCAGGCGGTTGCCACGTGATAGAACAGGTTGCCGGTGGCGCCAACCATGAACCAGTAATAAGTCTTGCCATATGTCCCGGCGGCATTGGTGATTTCCAGCACACGGTTTTCAAGCGTGTTTGTGAAATTGTCATGCCACTCGGTCATCAAACCAGCATCAATAAACGCCGATCGAAGCTGCGCAAAGAAAGTCGCGGCGGTTAGCGTTGCCGTTGCGGTGTAAGTCTGCTTAGTGACGGCCATGGATCAATCCTGGGTAGGTGAGTTAAAGCCCGACATCAACTGATGTCCTCGTAGGAGATGACCAGTTCCAGGTCGCCGGCGGCGCTGGCCTGTGCGCGGAGGCTGTGGCCTTCCTCCAGGTAGATGTACGCCTCGCGGGTAACCAGCACTTGCGTGGCGTCGGCCGGCACCGTGATGGTGTGAGCCAGCTCGTAGCCGGTGGTGCCATCCCAGTGCTGCAGCGTGATGTCAGCGGCCGCTGCACCGTCCACGTTGGCGCAGTAGACGCTGTTGACCTTCAACACTTTGCCCGAGCCGGCGCCATTGCTCAGCGCTGCAGCCATCGAGGTGGTGACGGCATAGCCCACCGACTTGCCGGTGATCGTCGTGGGAGTCTTAAGGTTCGGCGCTGTCATAAATTAGTTGCCCCACCATTCAACATAGGCTAGCGATTCCCAGCCGTAGAGTTGCACGGACATGTCGGACCAGTAATCGCTAGCTGCCCCAGTGCCGCCGGTTGCTGTGCCATCTGCCAAGGATAGCGTGATGCTCTCGTCAAGGCCGACTGCATTGCCATCTACTCCGGGGATCCCTGCATCTAGGGATGCAGTCACACTGGCGGCAATGCCATTGGCGGCGCCAATGCTGGCAGTGATCGACTCATCCAGGCCGGGAACAACAAAGCCCTCAGCATCTATCGTCAGCGTGATCGTCTGCTGCAGGCCATTGGCGGCGGCGGCGGCTCCACCAGCGAGTGAATACAGGACAAACAGCTCAGCGGCACCAACAAATGCGCCTTCAGGCGGCACCGTTTCCAGTGCCAGTTCGACGTTGTAGCGCCCGCAGTAAACGTCATCGACGGATGGCGGGTCCGTGTAGCGCCAGCGGTAACTCGTCAGTTCGTAGTCGCTGATGGTGGTGACACCGCTCCAGATGCTGGAAGGCAGCGTGAAACTCTCGAAGCTGCCGAACTGGCCTTGATAGTGGCTGAGGATGCTGAGCATGTCGGCTTCAGCTAGGGCGATGAAGCTCAGCCGCACTGAGCTGCTGAGCATCACATTGCTATGACGCACACGATTCTGCAGGCCGCTGTAAGGAGTAAACGGCGTGTGCGGATACTCGCCTGGCGTAAAAGCGCGGGTTGCTGGTGTCAGGGAAGGGAAGGTAGCCATGCCTAGCTAACCGGAGGAGAATTATCCGGCGGATTCCACACGCCAGTTATGGACGATTGATTATTGCTGAACTCAAATACATACAGCGGCGTAATGGTGAAAGGTGTAGATGGACTGAGGCTTCCAGTCCAACCTTTGATTACGCCTAGGACTGTGGTCCCATCCAGGCTTACTGCATACAGTGCGGCTAGGCTGCCTCCAATGTTGCCCACACTATTTGTGAGAGAACCACCGCCAAACCAGTATTGCGTACTTGGGCGAACATTGAACGGCGCGTAATTGAATGGAGTCCACCATGCAGGTTTAGAACTTGCGGTAGCGTACCATCCAGAAGTTGTTCCGTCGCTTCCAGCCGCTCGCCAGTAAGTATTGTTAGCAGGCAAGAACGAAGCAGCGCCGCCCGGCGAATAGCTGCTTACTTGATAAGTTTGTGTGGTGTATGAAA